GATGACACATTGCCCAGCGTCAAGAACACATGGCTCACTGCCAGTGGCAACAAAGACAATGGTAGCATGTACTCAGGCCGTCAAGCTCAGCGCAAGATGGTGGTAGCAGCCATGAAGAGTGGCATTGATACCAGCATTGCAGCTCGCGAAGAGCAAAATGGCTTTAACTTGGTTTCAACTCCTGCTTACCCAGAGTTGATTCCCAACATGATTGCTCTCAGCAATGAGCGTGGTAACACCTTGTTTGTAATTGGTGATACACCAATGCGTCTTGGTGCTGACGGCAACAGCTTGGTTGAGTGGGCTACAAACAACAATGGTCTTGGTACAGCAACAGAAGATGGTCAAGTGGCAACCAGCAACTACGCTGCAACATTCTATCCCAGCTGCCAGACTTCAGACCTCAGTGGCAACACAGTGGTAGCTCCTCCAAGTCACATGATGGTGCGCACAATCCTGCGCAGTGATGCAGTGAGTTATCCATGGTTGGCACCTGCTGGCACACGTCGCGGTGTAGTAGACAACGCTATAGCTATTGGATACATTGATTCTGCAACTGGTGAATTCCAGTCATTGAGCGTGGGCCAAGCTGTGCGTGACATCTTGTACGAGCGTAATGTAAACCCAATTACCTTTATTCCGGGTGTGGGTATTACCAACTTTGGTAACAAAACATCGACCACAACTACCACAGCACTGGATCGTATCAACGTTGCACGCTTGGTTGCATTCTTGCGTGGCAGACTAGAAGAAATTGGTAAATTGTTCTTGTTTGAACCCAATGATCAAATCACACGTAATGAAATCACCAACACTGTTGACAGTTTGATGATTGACTTGATTGCTAAACGAGCAATCTATGACTACTTGGTTGTTTGCGATTTGAGCAATAACACACCAGCACGTATTGATCGCAACGAGCTTTGGGTTGACATTGCTATTGAGCCAGTGAAAGCTGTGGAGTTTATCTACATTCCATTGCGTATTAAGAATACTGGTGAAATCTCTGGCGGAGCAGCCGGCTAAAAAAGGGTGGCTCAACCGGGCCATCTTTTTAGGTAAATAAACATATAGGAGATAACAAATGGCAAGTGCATCACTAAACAAAATGACAGTACCCTTGGCGAGCGACCAGAGCGCGACCTCGCAAGGCCTGTTGATGCCCAAACTCAAATATCGCTTTAGAGTGATGTTTGAAAACTTGGGAATTTCAAAGCCCACTACAGAAATGACCAAGCAGGTAATCAGTTTTACTCGACCCAACTTGAGTTTTGAAGAAATTTCTGTGCCTGTGTACAACAGCACAGTGAAACTGGCTGGCAAGCCCACATGGGCAGATGCCACCTGTGAAATTCGCGATGATGCCAGCGGCAAAGTTGCTAGTTTGGTTGGCGAACAGTTGCAAAAGCAAATGGACTTTTTGGAAATGGCTTCAGCTGCTTCTGGTATTGACTACAAGTTCTTGACCAAAGTTGAAGTACTTGACGGCGGCAACGGCGCAGTGGCCCCTATAGTTTTGGAGACCTGGGAACTGTATGGATGCTACCTCAAGAGTGCTGATTACGGCGCATTGAACTATGGTGAAAGTGCACCAGTCACAATTAACTTGACCATTGCTTATGACAATGCAAGCCAAGTTCCAAGTGCTACTGGACAAGCTACTGGCGTGGGCATTGCTATTGCCAACGCTTTGAGAACTGCTTCAGGTACTGTGACCGGCGCTGGCCAAAGCTAATAAGGATAACTTATGGCCAACGGTGGCGGCCCATTTGGTATTGGCAACCAGATACTCAAGGGCTTTATTGGCAATGATACCTTGCGTGATTACACTCACGCAAGTAAAACTTTTACCAGCAACAGTTATGAACTCAAGCCTAGGTACAAGTTTTTATATCATGTCAGCTTTACTATCAACACCAATGAAATTCCTTATCTCCGTGGGGTGTTTGGTAATAATGAAAGTGCTAAATTAAGTCTATTGGTCAAAACCATAGACCTTCCAAAGTTTCAAATTGCAACGGAAACACTTAACCAGTACAACCGCAAACGCATTATTCAGAAGAAAATTGATTACCAACCTGTGAACCTGGTGTTCCATGATGATGGCGGCGACAATGCCCGACGTCTTTGGTACTACTACTATTCCTACTACTACAAAGATCCCACACAACAATACTTGGCGCCAAACAACACCAACGGCAGTGTGGGTGCTAGTCAAAACCGCCAGGCTGGATTTGGATACAACACTAGAGATATCTACAGTGATGTGATGCAAGTCAAGGACTGGGGTTACAGTGGCGAGGCCTGGCAAGATGGTACCCCGGGTGCTGGTGCAAACAACACCGGCGGCAAGCCTCCATTTTTTAGTGACATTAGAATATATGGTCTTGACCAACGCAAGTTTGCAGAGTATGTGTTGATCAATCCAGTCATACAGTCTTGGAGCCATGATACCTATGATTACTCACAAGGTGGTGGCACCATGCAACACTCTGTGACCATTGCTTACGAAACTGTGAAGTATTACTCAGGTGCAGTGGGAGCATCTAGACCTGACACCAACGTTGAAGGATTTGCAGATCCATCACATTACGACACCACATTGAGTCCTATTTCAAGACCAGGTGGCAACTCAACTATTTTTGGCCAAGGCGGCTTGCTGGAGGCTGGTGTTGGTATTTTGGGTGATTTGCAAAGTGGCGGCCCTGGCGGTTTAATTGGTGCAGCGCAAAAGGCCATGAGAGTGGCCAACACATTCAAAGGCAAAAATCTTGCCAGCCTGGCCAAGAACGAAGCTTTGTCTTTGGGCGTTAACCAAATTATACAAGCCATACCTGGCGCCACTAGGCAAGTTATGAATCGAGCTGGTGGTGTGTTTATACCCACGCCACAGAAAACTCCGCAATCAGCATCGCCTCCGTTTAATCCTAACGAACCATGAGCACAGTAAACTACGCTAATACAAACATTGATCAAACTGTGAGAATTTTTGATCAATTCTATGAATATGATGTCAATGTACCTGCAGCCGAGTATGACATTGTAAACAGTTATTTCCGCAGTGTGATGACCACCACACAAGCAGCTGGCAACTTTACTGTGAGTTTGTTTAGAGTTGCTGAAGACACTGGAATACCTCCACTGTCTTTACTGAAAGAGTTCCAAGGTACTTCAGGGCTAAACTTAAACGTCAAGTTGGCTTACTATCTAAATCAAATTCGCAGTAGAGCCACATTGTTGGGAGTGGGCATATCAGTCACACCCAATGCCTATGCTGCTAGAAACATATTGCAATGAGCAAATGGGCACAGGGTTTTTATCAAATCATTAACTCAGAAAAGTACGTAGGCAACGGCGTACCCCGTTATCGCTCAGGGTGGGAACACAGCTTCATGCGTTTTTGCGATACCAATGACCACATTTTGCAGTGGGCCAGCGAAGCAGTACAAATACCCTACAGACATCCACTAACTGGCAAGCAAACAATTTACGTGCCAGACTTTCTCATTACCTATCGCACTCGGGGCAACACAGTCAAAGCAGAGTTGATTGAAATCAAGCCCAAAAAACAAAGTGTGTTGGAAAGCAAAATGAACAGCCGAGATCGAGCTGTGGTTGCCATCAACTATGCCAAATGGGACGCTGCCATGAAGTGGTGTCGCCGTCAAGGACTCACATTCAGAGTCATAACCGAAAACGATATGTTTCACAATGGCCGTGCGTAATACCATAAATATGGTATGACCCGCAAACTAGAAGAGCTGTTTGACTTACCTCCAACTGAACAAGAAATAGATGCTGCTGTGCCTGAATTGGCCAGCAACAGAGATACCATTGTGGCCCTTGATCAAGCCATAGACAAAATTGATTCAGCACTGCCTGCTGTGCGTGGCCTAGACGCCACTGACTCAGAAATGGATGAACTAGCTGACTTGGCCAAAGGCAGCTACAAGGATCTCATGGATCTTGGCATGCAGGTAGACAGCAGATTTGCTAGCGAAATATTTGGCGTGGCATCAAACATGCTAGGGCATGCAATTACAGCCAAAACAGCCAAGTTAGACAAAAAACTCAAGATGATTGATCTACAACTGAAAAAAGCCAGGCTAGATCAATCACAACCTGATGAAAAACCCACACAGCCTGGCACAGGACATGTGTTGAGTCGTAACGAACTGTTGGAACGTATTATTGGTGCTAACAACCAAAAAGCGCAAAAAGAATAAATATTGAACAGGAACCTGACATGAAACCATTTGCCAAATATCTAGCAGAAAGCGAGCGCACATACGATTATCGTATCAAGATGTGCGGTCGCATTCCAGATGGCCTTGTACGTGAACTCAAACAAAAGTTGAATCAATTTGATCCAGCCAAGTTGGGCGATGCCAAGACCACACCCATACAAAAAATTCTCACAGACTTTCCGAACAATCAGAATGATGCTGTGACAATGTTTGATGTGAGTTTTAAATATCCTGCTATTGAACCGCAGATCAAACAGTTGTTTCAAATGCTAGGTGGTGATCCCAATCTTATCGTCATGCAAACGCAAGCTCATGTTGATGGCTTGGTTGACGAAGCAGACAAGATTGAATCTGAAAACAAAGACCTGTTAGCAGACACAGACTACCCAGCACCTGATGCTGCTCAGCGAGCACTGAAAAAAGACTACTCAACTGGTCCGTATGATCATGCTGTGTTGAAAAATGCTTACCGTAGTGATTTTACCATTGCTGGAGAAAAGACTCCCCCTGCTAAAACTACAAATGAGATTCCCCAGGGCAACAAGAGCCCCATGACCAACATCAAGCGTCAACCCAAGCCTGCTACCGGCGCCAACCCAAGAGGATAATTGAAATGACATTTTTTTACAACTTAAACAAAAAGCTGGACGAGATCCGCGCCACTCCTGAACTCACTCACAAGCAGTTAAATGAACGTGACATGAGCCGTGCGGCCAAAGGCTATGAAAAGTACGGCAAAGAAGGTATGGAAGCCTTGGCCAAAGCTGGCCGTGAAGGCAAAGCATTAGACCCAATTCGCAACAAGTACGACAAGTATGACAACAAAGAAGTAGACGAAGGCATGGGCGACATGATGGCAACTGCTGGTGCTAAGTTAAAAGGTTTAAAAGCCAACATTACCAAGAATCCTGCTGATCGACAATCTGCGGTTGATGCTCACAGAGGGATCATGAAGAAAGAACTTTCAAAAGTTAAGCCTGGCGACCGTCCTGAACTTGGAGGCCCGTCAGAGCGTTATCGTAATGCACAGCACAGTATGGCTACGCATAAAATTGGTCTAGATAACAACATGGAAGAAGGCATGAGAGACATGGCCAAGAAAGTTGGCGGTATGGCCAAGAAAGTTGGCGGCGCTGTGTTGAACAAACTGGGCCACGGCGACGATGCTGACATGATGCGTGACTTGCAACGCAAGATGGGTGTGCCACAAACTGGTATGAAGCCAGGCGC